GAACGGTGAATGCGGGGATCGTGAAGATGGCGGTGATAGCTGAGACTGACACTACGGTGTTGAGCTCCACGGTGACGGTCACACCCGCAACGGAGAACGTTGCAGAAAGCGTTGCCGGTGTGGCTGAAGCCGCTCCGGTGACTACCGGAGTCGGGATGCTGAAGGTTGCGGTTCGCGTGCCTGGGTAAACCGTCTCATCCGGAGAGAAGACGCTGGGCTGCACGATCGTGAACGTTGCCGTGATCGCTGCAGGTGATGCGAGCGATCCGCCGGTGACGGTCGGAGCCGGGATGCTGAAGGTAGCCGAGACGACGGCCGGTGCCGAGCTCGCGCCGCCGGTTGTCGTGCTGCCCGGCACCGAGAAGGTGGCCGTGAGCACGGTAGCCGCGGTGGACACGTCTCCCGAGAATGCTGCGCGGAAGGCGCTGTTGCGTCGCTTGCAGGTGCGGTAGATTGCACGGCGTGCTATCTGGTGGCACTCAGCTGGCGTGACGTACCGGTCCACGATGCTCAGGCCCCAGATCATGCCCTTGTGCTTCTGGCCGCCTGGTGAGTCGCCGTCCATTGAGGTTCCGAGACCCCAGAGGTATGCGTTACTTGCCGGGGTGCCCGCGTTTGCGGATGCGGCGTATACCTCGCCGTTGATCGTCAGCACCTGAATACTGCCGTTCCAGGCGAGCGTGAAGAAGTAGGGGGTCTTGGCCCGGATGCGCTTGCCGGTCGAATACACGGCGTTGTCTGCTACGCGGAATTCTAGCTCGCGGTCATGACCAGCGTAGCCGCCTCCTGCTCCGTCCTGGACTACCGCGATGCGGAGGTAGTTGCTCACGCCGCTCTTGGTGTTGTCGAGCAGGCAGCGCACGTCGGTACCTCCGAAGTCGTCCACGGTAAAGAAGCCCATGATCGTGCGGGCGGTTACCTCGGTGAAGTTCGGGAGGAGCGTGTAGGCGCTGCTGCCATCGAAGTACTCGCCGAGCTCGTTGCCCCAGGGGGTGGGCTTGATGGTCGTGCCGCTCGGGTAGACCGAGTTGCCGAGGTTGCTGCCGTCGTAGTAGTCCGCAGTTCCGACAATCAGGTTCACCTCGCGGTGGCTCAGTCCGCGCCCAATGATGAGCAGATCATCGAATGCCGCTGATGCGTAGTTGCTCGAGCCGCCGGCATTCACGCCTACCGCGAAGCCGTTGCTGCCGCCCGAGCTTCCCGCTCCGGATGCTGCAGTGGATCCGATCAGGACGCCGTCGATGTAGGCGCGGAGCGTGGTGCCGTCGTAGGCGTAGGTGAGGGTGTACCAGGTACCCACCGTCAGGGTGCGTGCCACGGTGACCTCGTTGCCGCCCGTGCCGAGCTTGTCACGACCGAAGGTGATTTTCAGTGTGCCTCCATCGTTCCAGTAGTAGATGCGGTTCGTGTTGTTGTTGGTCGCGGAGATCTGGTACAGGAGGTCCTGGTACTGCCCCGAGCTGGGTGCCGTGTTGATTTTCACGCGGGCGCTCATGCTGCACGCGCCACCGGTGATGCCCATGTTATTGGCGATGGTCGCCTTCTTGGAGCTGTTGCTGGACCCGAGGTCCATGCAGTTGCCGAAGATCCCCGCGCTGAAGGTCGGGGATCCTGCGACGGTGAGGTTGCGCGCGTTGGGCGAGGTGTCGGTGCCGTCAGCTTCGAAGCGGTAATAGCCCGCCGCTTCATCGCGGAGGGCAAAGTTGTTGATCTCACGGATCGCAACGGCCCGGAGCACTGAGGAGTATTTCAGTGCCGGGTCGTTCACGACCTGCTGCAAGATCTGGCTTCGGAGGCTGATACCTGCTCGCATGAGTCTTTAAGCTACGGTGAGGTACTTCTCGCGGTACTTGATCTCGTGGTCGCCCTCGGTCGAGGAGAGCGCCGCGCCGGTCTGGTTGAGGAGTCCGATGCTCCACTTTGCCGGGAGGGTAATGCCGAGCTCCGCAAGGTCGAAGACCTTGTTGTACGTGGTGGCGTTTGCCACGGCGTTGATGTAGCCCAGCAGGATGGCGTTCACCGGCGTGTACGCTGCATCGGTACCGCCGAAGCCGTCATCGTAGTTCGTGCCGTCCTCGCTGCGGAGGAGGTACACGGCAACGTAGCCGGTCGAGCTCACGCCCGATGCGCCGGTCTTGATCTTGACGCGGACGTCGGCACTAACGTGGAGGTTAGTGCCGTTGTCGATGGCCGTCGCCGCGCGCCCGCTGCCGTTGGCAAGCGAGGCCAGCGTCTTGGTCATCGTTGCCGCGGTTCCTAGGGCTTGCTTAACGTTTGCCATGTGGGTGCTTAGTTCAGGTTGATGATGCCCTCAGCGTCCCACGAGATGGTGAACGTGCCAGCGCTCGAGCTCTTGTCTGAGCCGAAGTCGATGTACGCGAGCAGCTCGTCTGCTGAGGATGCGCCGCCACGGCTCTTGTAGAGAACCGCGCCGCGTGCCGTGATCGTGGAGCTCGACCAGCTCACGTCATCCGCGTCGAACACTCCCTCATCGTCGGTGTTGTCCGCGGTCACTGCCTTGTTTGCCAGGGTCGCGCCGCCCGCGCTGTAGCCGGTGCCGGATACCTCGTTGGTGACGTCGCTGCGCTTCGTGTGCGTGTCCTGGTTCGGCGTGTAGGCGCTCGTCACGAGCATGATCTTGATCGTGTCCGTGTCGAGGTCCAGCGAGCCATTCATGATGTCGCGCTTGAAGCTGTTGTAGAGAAGGCTAGCCATTAGCGTGCAGTCTTACGGGTGGCGACCTTTTTTGATGCGCGGGTGCTTGCTGCAAGCTCCTTGGTGCGCTCGGCGATCTCCTCGTCGATGTTCTGGGAGCGGACGACGAGATCCGCTTTCTTGGCCTTGAGGTGCGCGATACGTTCCTTCAGCCACTCTGGGCTGCGCTCCCGCACTTCCGGCTCTCCGTTGTGGATTCGCATGGTTGGTGTATTGGATCAGGTCTCCTCGTTCGCTTCCGGGGAGGTTTTTGCGATACGAGGGAGGCGTAGGGCCCCCCTCGCATCCGCTGCTTCGTTGTGAAGCGGTCTACTTGCGACGTGCAACCTTCTTGGCTGCAGTCTTGCGAGCTGCGCGTGCAGGCTTCGCGGCAGGGGTGACATCATCAAATGCAGGATCCCCCTCCTGGACGACTACGGTCTTTTCCGCGCCGCCAGTGCCCGAGTGGGTCTGTACTTCCTTGGTGCCAGTCTCCCGAGGAACCGCTACGCCCTCGCGGCGCAGGCGCTCGTTCTCTGCCTCGAGTTCCGCATTACGGTCTTCGAGAGTCTTGAGGAGCTCCTCGCGTGCCTGGGCAGGCTCGATGTTAGCGCGGACCACAGTCCCTGCGCCGTTCTCCTTTTCCTGAGCGTCGAGGTACTCGATCTCGTCCTTGTCGGACGTTTCGTAGAGACCTTCAACAAACTGGATGGAGCGACCGGGATGCGTGATCGCGCGGCCATTCACTACCTCGGTCCAGGCTGGCTCCATCACGAGGCGGAGTGCCGAGAACCGTGATACGTAACGTGCTTTCTTGGTTTCGCTCATGGTGCTGAATAGTTTGGTTTATGCGTCCCGCATCCCGCGAGCAGATGCCAGGTGAGGTCTGGTGTCTACTCGGGAATGGGGTGGGTTCGCTCTCGACTTAGAGTGAGCCCTTCGAGAGGAGCGCGTGGCGCTTCTCCTCAGCGATCTGCAGACCGCACTCGGTGAGGTACTCCTCGACAATCTGGTCCTCATCGTTGTTCTGACGGTTGGTCAGAAGCGTGGTGTCGCGGCCAGTGAGGAAGCGGTAGGTGACCGCATCCATGTCCACGATGACACAGTAATTGCCGTATGGGGTGCCTGAGAGCAGGTCGTGCTTGATCAGGTGGAGCGTACCGTGTGGGGTAACGTAATCGAAGATCGTGATACCGAACTTGGTTTCGCTCTGCGTGGTCTGCACCTTGGCCATTGCCCAGCTGTTGATCTGGGTGATGAACGCAGCGGATGCGAAGCCGTACTTCTCGGTTGAGCCGTAGGCAAACGCGGTTTCCATTGCAGCCTCGAACTCAGCCTGCGTGTCTACCGATGCGGTAGCGTACGTGCTGATCGAGTTGATCACGCCCGCGGTGAAGCGCTTGGGGTGGGTACCAGAGGTCAGCTTCGCCTTCTTGCCGAAGAGGAACGCGCGCTCGATGTCGATCGCGTGCTCGATACCTGCCTTGCGGCGCTGGTAGTCGAGATCGTTCTCGCGGATGAGCGTCTGCGTCTGCTTCGAGGTGTTGGTGACACCGAAGGGGGTGCGGAAGATCTGGGTGTACCCGACCATCTCAGTCGGGGTGGTGCTCTTGAGAGAGCGGAGACCTGCGCCTTCCTCGTTTGCGTTACCGATGATCATGATTGCCGTAGAGCTTACGTCTACGCCTGATCCGGTTACGCCACCGAGCTCTGCGCCGATGGTCAGGGTGTCGTTGCTTACCGCAGTGACGCTAAAGGTCCACTTGTTGGTAAGGAACTGAATGACATCGCCAACGCGGAAACGGGAACCGTGTCCGGATGCAACATCGAACGTCTTGGAAGACGCATCAGGGTCCACCGTCTGCGTTGCAGCGATGGTCGCACTACGCGAGCCGAAGTCGTCCTCGTACCACTTGAATTCAGGATCCGTGGTAGCGACCTTCTTGAAGGCCTTACCCTTGCCGGAGGCAGGATCCTTACCCGCGTTGGTGAGGATACCGAGCATCGGGTAGCGCTGTGCGTTCAGGAGGCTGATGACCCCTGAAACGTCGTACTTACGAGCGCTGAGACTCGCAGTACCGCGTACTCCTGTAGCCATAGTATTGGGTTAGGATTGGTTGGTTATTCGACTAATGAGTGTGGGTTGAGGTTTCCCTCTGCTTGTGCGATTCCGGATTATCGCGGGTTCTCCTCGTCGGGCCCAGGGTCCGGATCTACGCGCGTAGTATAACACGCGCGCGAGTCAATGTCTGTGGATAGCCGAAGCCCCCGCGCGAGCGAGGGCTTCTTCTGTCGGTCCTACGCGTGGCAGGCCGATCGCGTGCTGCTCTCTTAGACTCCCGGGAATCCGGAACCGGGAGTGGTTCCCGCGCCGAGGATACCCTTGAGCACTGACTCTTCCTCGTCGTCGGTACCGCCGGAGGTGTTCTCCGTGCCGGTTTCCACGGCAGCTCGTGCCGCGCGGTTGGCGTTCTCGGTCGTGGTCGCCTGCACCTGTCCCTTGCCCATGAGGGCCTGAACCTTGGCGCACGCCTCCTTGAGGCCGAGCACCTCGCCGCGGCTCTGCGCGCTCTGGATGAAGGCGAGGACCGCGCTGCGGAAGTCCTCGCTGCTCTGCAGCAGCGGGTACTCCTTGGAGGCCTCGGAGACCTCCTGCTTCACGCGCTCCTGGATCTGCGAGCTCGTCGAGTAGACGTTCTCCGCCTCCGCGCGCGCGATGGCGCTGATCTTCTTCACGAGGAGCATGGCGAACGCTGCAGGCTCCATCTTGGTGAAGTCCGTGTTCTGGAACTCCTCCTCGAGCTGCTTCATGGCCTCGTTCATCGTGTCGAGGTCTTTGCGCGTCACGCCCTGCTGCGCCATTGCCTGGCGCTCGGGGGCCGAGATGCTGCGCTTGCCGAAGAGGTGCTCGAGGTTGCGGTACATCTCGATGATGTCTTCGCGGCTCTTTCCCTCGAACTTGGCCAGGAACTCCTGCGCGTCAGTGCCCTGCTGGCCCTGTGCGCCTCCCTGCGCCCCGTTGTCTCCGGTGCCGGCTCCTTGACCGTTTCCGGCCTGGTCGCCGCCCTGGGTGCCGTCTCCGGCTCCCTGGTCGCCCCCTTGGGTGGTCGTATCTTCCTGTCCGGCGGCGGCACCCTGCTCGCCACCGGCCGCTGCTGCCGCGAGGGCATCAGTCAGGTTGTCGGTGTTCTGAGTAGACATGGTTTGGTAATGGTTGGTTTATTAACGGCCCTGTCGGATCCGCAGGAGGCGGCCGATGAACTCTCCTGGGGTCGGGGGCAGGGGGTTGGCCTCCTGCAGCGCCTGGTACCTGCCCAGGCTCCCGAAGTTCTGCTCGATCATGGCTTGGTTGCGAGCCCTCTCGGCCTCGAGGTCAGCCATGCCGCGCGCGTTGCTCGCATCGATGGCTCCCTTGACCGCGCGTCCTGCTGCCTTTGCGCCCCGGATGGGGAGCGAGGCGGCGCGGCTTGCGGTCGAGCGGAGCGCGGCGAGCTGCTTCATGAATTCGTTCATAGTCTTTTTTCTGCGCTCTGCTTTTCTCGGAGCGCTTGCTTTGCAATCTCGATGATCGACGAGCGTCCCTCGATGCGGCCGGTGAGCTCGGCTATCTCAGCGGTCAGTGCCTCTGAGGTTGCCCCCTCCTTCAGCCGCGTCGTGATGGACGCGACGAGCTGATCGCGCTGGTCGATGAGTGTCTCCATCTCGTCGGTTACCAGCGCCTCGAGCTCTTTCCACCCGGCCGTCTGCATCGTGTCAGCGATGTTGCGGCCGCGCGTGACGATCATCTCTGCGTTCATGCCTCCGGAAGCTCGTCCGTAGACATGGTCGACCTTTCCTGCATGCCAGGGAATCCCTTGCTTGCCACCTCCTTCTCTCCTTCCTTGAGTGCTTCCAGGTCGCTCATCAGCGCCTCGATAGCCTCCTCGCGGGTCTTGTATTCGCCCGCGGCGAGCTTCTGCATGCATCCATCGATGGCGGTCTTGATCTCGCCCTCGAGCTTCTTCGATTCCTCTGCGCTCATAGGCGCGGTGTTCATTTCGTTCATGTGGTTATTCTACACGATTGATGCCCCGCGAGCTCGACTGATGAGGCTAGCGAGTAGCCCGCTCGTAGGCTGTGCCGGTCCCGCCCCCTGCGGAATCGGACCTGGTTGCCCCTCGGGCGGCAGCATCGGCACGGCCTGCGGGATAGCGGGTTGCGCCATCTCCGGGGGCAGGTCTGCCGGTGCCGGTAGTTCTGGCTGCGCCTTGGCGGCAGCCTCCTCCGGCGTGGTTTCCATGAGCTTGAGAAGCTTGGCGTACTTGTCCTTGCCGTACGCCTCGAGGAGCATGCGCTGCAGCTCGTTCTTCCGCGCGGTCCAGCGCTTCACGTCTTCCGGATCCTGCTCGTTTGGCTTGTCGCTGCCCACGAAGAGATCGTAGAGGTCGCGCATCTCGCGGATCTCCTCCATCTGGGACTTCTCCTGCTTGATCTCCACCTCTACGTCCGCGTCCACGATCACGTCGCGGTCCTCGTCGGTGAACTCCTTGAAGTCGATGTCGTCTCCCATGACGCGGTAGGCCTTTGCCTCGGAGAGGAACGCGCGGTTCATCTCAATGCTGGCGTTGGCGATGTCCGTGAGCCACTCCTTCATCTGCTTGATGAACTGGCTGAAGCGGATGTTGCTCTGCATGAGGAGCATCTCGATCTTCTGCGCGGGCTCGGTGCCGTTGCTCGGGATGCCGCGCACGTACTCGGAGAGGGCGAGGCTGCTCTGGATCTCGTTGTGGAGCAGGTTGTCCTTTTGGATCCACGCCTGGCTGATGTCTGGGCCGCGCTCGATGACCACGTCGTTGGCGTTCTGCAGCTCCCAGATTGCGCCTGGTGCGAACTTGATGTCGTCGTTGGTGAGGCGAGCGTCCTTTTTCTTCTTGATAATCGGGTCGAGCAGGTACGTGATGGAATCCATCGCCTGGTTGCGGCCGTCCGCAATCTCAATGATGGTCGTCTCGACCGGCTGCAGGATGCTCATTGCCTGGCTGCTCCACGGCACCTTGATGCAGGGGAGGTCGAAGATGATGCGGCCCTTGTTCACCTTCAGGTAGGGGCTGTCCTCGTTACGCATGAGGACTTTCTTGTTGCCGAAGGTCAAGAGCTTACCCTCCTCGTGGTCGAAGCACATCATGAGCTCCACCATTGGCACGCGTGACTTCTCGTCGGTAGCGTCGGTCTGTACCGGTGAGTTGCTGCCACGCTCGCCGCTCGTGCGGGTGCCCGGCTGGCGTACCTGGTTCATCTTGAGCGTCTCAATCTCGTAGTACTTCCGGCGTGGGTCATCGCTGATCGTCTCGTCGGTGAGGTACTTCAGCGTGTCGCCGTAGAGGGCGTTAGCTCCACGTCCGCGCTCCTCGCGCTCAATGCGGGACTTCTTTTTGTACACAAGCAGGATTTCCCAGTCGCTGCCCTTCAGGCGTGGCCCTGCGTTCGGATCCACGTACAGCAGCGCGTTGTGCAGGATGTCGAGGGTCGGGTGCTGCTCGCTGGCGTTCCAGGTCAGGAGGCCGTAGGCGTTTCCGAGTACCAGGCTCGCGTGAATCGCGTCGGTCTTCTTATCCTCGAGGCCCATTGCCTTGAAGTCGTAATTCACGAGGTCGTCCCAGGCTGCCAGGCTTGGGCTGTTCAGATCCTGCTTGCGCGTCGGGAAGATGCGGGTACGCATCGTCGCCGCGGACATGCGCGGCTTGATCGTCTCCACGATCTCGAAGCCGATAGGCGGCATGAGGCTCGTCTGGTAGGCGTAGTTGGTGTGCGGACGGTAGCCCCAGTAGAGGTGCCACATCCGAACGTTGCGGTCGTCAAAGGGACGCCGCCAGCGCTGGGCAATGTCGAAGCGCGACTTCCACTTGTCGATGAGCTTCTGCTCCTCAGCCGTGGGGTTGTAGGCCTCCGGGTTCTTTTCGTCCGTCTGGGTAGTTGCCATATGCAGATATTGTAACAGGTCAAGCCCCTTCGTACACAGCCTGCTTGTGGAATGCCACCTCGAGGTAGACACCGGCCATCACGTAGTCGTTCTTCCCGGTGTTTGCCCACTCGCGTTTCGGCGTTCCGTGCTTGGTTTCTATGGTCCGCGTGTACATGGTCTTCATGTGGCGGATGAGCTCCTGCAGGTTCGGATCGTGCGCCGCGTAGTGGAACCTCCGCTCTCCCTTGCGGAGCTTGTCCACATACAGGTCCAGCGCGCGCTCGCGGTCGGTGAGGACCTTGATGCTCTCCTCGAACGTCTCGGGGCCCTTCTCCTGGAAGCCCACCGCGTCTGCGAAGCGGAATATCGGATCCCCCTTGGGGGCTTCCTGGTACCAGTTCATGTACACGATGCCGGGGTAGCGCTTGGCGAATGCCAGCACGTCGTTCGGCTTATAGCCCGCATCGATGACCATGTACCGGATGTCGTACAGCTCGATGAGCTCCCCGAGACGGTCCCAGCGAGTCTTGCCTGGCTCGTCGCGCAGCTTGGTGATGGCGAAGACCGCGTCGGCGTTGCCCACCTGCACGTACAGCTCGTCCTGCTGCACGTCTACACCGGCGCAGGCGTTGCGCTCTGCCAGCTGCCCGGTGACTAGGTTCTTGAGCACGAGCGTTGCTGGCATAGTGCCGTCCGCCCGGAGGTAGGGTAGCCCGAGCTTGAAGTTGTAGAAGTAGTCCAGTGTGCCGTTTTGCTCCGCCTTTGCCTCCGCGTCGATGAGGCTCCCGGCGCTGATCCACGGCACGATCATCTGAGGTATCCAGTAGCTGCTGATCTCGCGGCCCGGGAACTTGGCTTTCCACTTCCCCTCGCGTATGGCCCGCTTGGTGATCGGCGCGTTGCACGCCAGGCACACGTAGCATCGGCGCGCCTTGTCCACGCTCTCCGGCCACTGCATGTGCTGCTCTGCCAGGCACTCCGGGCAGCGGAAGCGCCAGTGTTTCTGGTCCCCCTCGAGGAACTTCGCGTGGATGCCGTACTCCGGGATGGTGGGTGTGCTCAGCCACCGCTCCTCGCGCAGCGACCCGATGCCCTCGAGGCGGCTCTCGTACTCGTGGACCTTCTCCATCTCGCAGCGGTCGTATTCGTCATACCAGTTGCGGTCGCTGGTGATCATGTGTCCCGAGGTCTTGCCGCGGGTGCCCTTGTAGAACAGGAAGCTGCGCCCGAACTGCTTCTGCTCGACGCTGTCCGCGTCCTTCTTGCTGGCCTTGGTCGCAAGGTCCGGGTTCTCCTGGATCATCGGGTTGACCTTCGACTGCACGAACACCGTCGCGTCTCCGCTGCTGGGGAGTACGTGGATCTGGTTGATGGCCTTGTAGCGGGCATCGTGCAGCTCGGTGGCGATTGCCCAGGTGCTTAGTCCCTCCTGCGCGCCCTTCATGACCGCGATCTTCTTCGAGGTGTCAGCGAATATCTCGAACAGGAAGAAGTGCGTGCGGAAGCTCAGGCGCTTCTTTTTCTCGTTAAGAACCTTGCGCTTGTGGATCCAGGCTACCGTGTGCCGCCGTATGAGTCTCTCATGCGCGCTATTCGTCATCGGGGTCTATCTCGTCGTCCGCTTCGGTGATCTCCTTCCGGAGCGCGGTGAGGAAGGCCTTTTCTGCTGCGCGATCTGCCTCTGTGTCTGGTGTCTCCTGGTCGTCCGCGCCTATGTTGCCGCTGTGGTCGATGGACTGCTTCGGCTTGCCGCTCACGCGGTCGAGGAACGCGATGCCTGCGGATATGCTCTTGGTGCGGATAGCCTCGGTGAAGAGCATCTCCATGACGGCTATGGCTCGAGCCTTCTTCACGATCTGCTGGCCCTTGGCCGTATTCACGACTATCTCAATCTCCTCCTCTCCAAATGCCTCGTAGCGCTGGCCTAGGGCCTCCTTCACGAGTGTCGCTGCGTTCTTGGATCCTGGTGCCCTTCCTGCTCCAGGGCGTGCCCCTCCGTTGCCCCCCTTGGGCTTGTAGTAACTCTTGCGCGCCTTCTTTGCTGCTGGCGCGTTTTTTTTCAGATTTTCAGTTTTGGCTCCGGATGCAGGTGCGGTCTTCTTCGCTGCCGCTTTCCCTGCTTCGGGGCCCTTGGTGGGGTTGTCCTTCGGCATGGGTAGGTGTGTTGGTGTGTCTCTATGATAGCAAGCCGGTGCGCTCTCTGCATCCTGGGTGCCACGCTCTTTGCTGCAGTGCCTTCCTTCGTGCGGCGCATACGATGCAGGTTCCTCGTGCGCGTTCCCTCTCTAGGCGCTGCTGCAGTGGGGTCCAGTCTATCTCTGTCGTCATAGTCGCATGCCTTCCATCTCCGGCTCTCCAGCGTCTATGGCCATGTCGCGCGTCACGAACTGTGGCCTGTCGATCTCGCTCTGTTCGTAGTGTTCTTGTGGTGCATCTGGACAGTAGCCGAGTGTAATGGTGGCCATTGCTGCTCCAGTCAGGATCTCTGCTTCTCGCGCCTGCCTCTCGTTCAGGAAGTTCTCTCCCCTGAAGAGCCTGCCACATAAGCCGCAGCGCTCTATTGCCGCTGTGCCTGCCATCTTATCCCTCATCTTGTCCCTGGGCATTGCTGCTCTCCACTATCCGGCGACCATACGAAGCAGGATCCGTCCGTGCCCACGGTGGTGATGTCTATACCGGGTCGGCGGATCATCAGGTACGTGATGCCCGCGTCCTCGTCCACCAGCTGGAATAGGTTCTGCCCCAGTACGGTGAATACCAGGGCGAGGGGTAGGAGGTATGCTAGGCGCTTCATGGTTTCTCTGTAGGTATGCCGGGGACGCATGCGCGTGCGAGCTCGGGGTTGCG